GGTCGGTGTATGGTGCGGGCATCAGGCAACCGCTGGTCGGTCAATACCTAACAACTGTTTAACGATCGGCGTTAACGATTGCTGGGGTGCTGTACCCATGCCGTCAAACGACGCAAACACGTTCTCGAGCGAGCCACGCGAACGCCACAACGCCGCGCTGTACATCAAAGTGCCGAGCGTGACATCACCGCTAGGCGACGTTGTAAGGCTGTCGTTATAGCCTGCCTCGGCTCGACGGCGACTGCAAAACTGGTTGCCAGCGCTCACGGCCTGCGTTATCAGGGTGTAATCATCTGACGGGTTAGTTATTGACACACCCAAATACGTGACTAGGTTTGCTGCCGTAATCCATGTGCAGGTCGGTGTGAACGCGACTGTGCCTGTGTAGATCGCCGCGAATTCGACATCGTCACCCGTGCAAGCGTAAAGCAACTGGTTGGGTATTGCGATTGTTGCGTCAAATGTCCATTCGCCAGTCTCGCTGTCAACGCCCGTGTATTTGTATTGCGGGCATTTTAAGACGGTGAACGTGCCGTTAAACGGTGCGCCTAACGCGCCTACAACTACGCTGTCGCCAACTTGTATGTCGGTTGGCTCGAGCGTAGATATGCAGGCGTAGTTGCCTAACAACTGTTTTGATGCTGTTAGATATGTTGCCATAGCGGTTACGCCGCTACTCGACTAACCGCTAACGACGATGTATTTAACCATGTCGCTGTCAGCGATGAACGTTGCAACGTAGCCGTAGTAACTGAATGTTCGGCCAAGTGTGCCCGGTACTTCGACTGACATCAGGCCGCGTACTTGTTCGTAGAACTCGCAGGCTGCGCCGCGAGCAACAAACAATGTGCCTGCTGCAAAGTTGCGATCTGCTACAAGGTTAAGACCAAACGGGTTAAAGGTGTTTGCAACTGTGATGTTTGCTGCACCCATGCCGTTTACGCCCATAAGACCCGCTACGCCTGCGTATGGGAAAATTGGTCGTTTGTCTTGATCGAGTTGGCTACCGAGTTTTTTCCAAACGTCAGGTGATACGAAAACGTGATCAGGCAAGAAGTTTGTTGCGTTCAAGATGTCTGTTGCCGCGTCGTACATTGCTGCGATCAGCGTTGACGGGTCGTCGGCTGTAACTGTCCATGTCGAACCTGATGCGCTTGCGCCGTTTGCGATTGCGTCGGCTGCAATGTCATCGCTCTTTAACATGTATTGACCAACAAGGTCTTGCAAAATTATTTGCATTGCTGCTGGCGACGTGAAATCAACATCTTGAACGGACAAGGTCACTTGGCCACTTAAGGTAGTTTTTGTGACCACGTTCGAGGCAATCACGGGGGTCGTTGCGCTAACGCTTGTCAATTCAGTCGACTGCGATGCAACGCTTGTGTGTGTTGTCCATGTTGGTCGGATAAATGTTTTTTGGTTGCCACCGTCAGGCATTGCGCGCGCACCGATCGCTGCAACAACTGGTCGAATGTAGTTGAGGTCAGCAAATACTGGCCCGAGTACCGGCGTCGGCAAGAGACCGGGCGTATCGCCGCTGGTCACATCGCCTGCGGCTGCTTGAAGTGCGCTGCGATTGTTGAGAGCGAACTCACGTGCTGCTGCTGCAACGTTGCGGAATGTTTCGCCGCCAATGTGCATCGCGGCAAGATATTCGCCTGCTGTTGGTAAATCAAATTTGCGTTTTGGTTGCGCCCACAATTTTTCAACTGTTGCTGCTGCCTCGACTGCTGGTGTTTCTTGTGTTTCGCTCATAGGGGTTGTGTCCTTTGTTGTGTCTTGTTCTGATTGTAACTCTACTGCTGGCTCGGTTTCGTGGATAGTCTCCTCGGGTGCGCTTGCTGCGACCTCGGTTATGACCGCGCCACTAAACGCGCCCTCGCTGACTAGCGACAATTCCGACCAGTTGGCGGCCTCGACGATCATTACGCCTGCCTCGTCGTAACTAAATTTTGTTGGGGTTACGCCTACAGATACCGCGTCAATAACGCCGTCATTTGCAAGCGTCAAATACTCATCACCCAACCGTGTTTGACTAATCTTGGCCGTAAACATCATGCCTTGCGGCGTGTCGAGACGCTCCACAACTTTGCCAATAATTTGGTTGCTGTCGTGTTGTCCAAAAAGTTTCGGGTCGCGCCCCGTGACTGGCAACGACCCTTGCAAAAAGCGCACCTTTGTACCGTCATTGACGGTCGCTGTTTCGTCGTAGGTGACTGCTACGCCCGAGATTGAGCGCGACGGCAAGCCCTCTGCCGCCGCTGCGTCAACCGTGATCTGTGAAGGGGATAATCTGATCATAAAATTTATAGTACTCCATTTGGTATCGGGGTTTCGGAATTGTCCTCACGGTAATCACTCATCGAGTACTCGCCTTTCAGGTAATCCTCAACATCAAATTCGCAGAAGGTCCCGTTAGGAAGCACGTTGTTTTGGCTAAGTGTGCCAGCAATGCAATCCGCGTAAGCACGTACGCCAAATGTCCACAAATCCATGCGCGCTTCTGCCGATGACTGGTACGAGTACGAGCCGACTGACACGCCTGCAAGGTACGGCGGAATATTGCATAGTCGTGCCATTTCCATTGCTTGAAACTCGGCGCTTTCAATCAGCAACATTTTGTCAGGGCTGGTTAATGTTTCGGTGTAAGTGACAAATTCGTTTAACGCGGCAGTTTGGTTTGTTGCTCGAGCCGCATTAAACGCTGCCGCAAGATCGGCTAACTCCTGCGCTGACAATGGCTCGCCACCAGTTTGACGCAAAATGCCAGCCGGTATAGCCGACGATGAATTTCTAAACCGTGCCGCCTCAAGTTGTAACGCTGTCGCAATCGCTTTTTCGCTCATATAAATAATGCCTTGTATCGGCGACAAAAATTGCACAAGATCATCAGGGTTTAGCGCACCGCCTTGAAATGTAATTTCTTTTGACGGCGCAAACCACACCGGGCCTGCTTGGTCAAGTGTGTTGACCATTGCGGCGGGTAGTCGAGTAAATGATGCTGGGTAACCGTCGGCTGTGCGTGAAGTGATATACCAAAATGCGCGACCAAAGAAAAATAGATCGTCAAATGTCCACGACATAATAAAACTGTTTGGCAATGTCGGGTCTATGCGTCGTAACCAAGTGCGAGGGGCCATCGGTATTTTTTCCATTTCGTCGCCGTTCCAGATTTCCGAATATTGTTTGAGCGACATACAGCCGATGACGCTGGCCATCAAATCGCGCGCTCGACTAACGGTTGGTACGCTCATTGCACGATTACGCGCGTCGCCTTCAACGTATGAGTAGTACTGGCCGATCATGTTCATACCAGCGGTGTTTGCTGAGTAGTAGCCACCGCCTGCGGCTGCCGCTTTAGTTGGCTCAGGCGATATCGCCGCCTTGTTTACTGACCGTGAAAATATCGCCATGTTGTAAGTATGCCACCAATTTATTTGACGGGTGTTGATAGGCGACCGCTAAGCGTCAACCGAGAAAGTAAGAACCTAACGGCCGCCCGTGACGATACTAGCCACCAGCGACAACGATCATAGGTTTGCCTGTTGCGGTAGGTCGTGATGCAAGCGCCGCCGACCAAACCAAGCACCGAGCCAACTCGATCGGGCCGGGTGATCGCTGCGACGATAACGCAATGCTGTTTTGTGACCTGACTGCGACGGCTCGTTGCACGTGTTCGGCAAGCATATTTTCGCCCGTATGCCAAAGAAGTTTTTCGTTGATCATTGATTTGATGCGTGGCGTAAATTTGAGTATTTCGCCATAACCAACTACGGCGCGTCGGCGTTCAAGCGCTAACGGCCAATGGATATCGATTGACGGGCTAATAGCAAATTTGATTGCCGTGTTTTTTGCTAGGCGTTCAACGTGTCGCAACATTTCGTCGTAGGTGTCGCAAACAAACTCGACGGTAACGACGGTGCGCCGATCGTCAAGCACGACTGCGCGGGTCGCAAAATATCGGTCGTCGGTCAGGCTGGTTTCGATAGCGACTGTGCCGCCGTCAGGCATAGGGTCGGTGTACTCAAGTTCAGGCCATAAACCCGGCGCAATCCACGACTTGTCAGACGCAACCCAAAGGTTGCATGACGCGCGCAAAAACGACGCACGATCAGGGTTCTCACTCTCAGCCTCAATAGTTTTTAACGTCAACGTTTTGCCGAGCGCTGGGTTTGCCCAACCCCAAGCGCGACTATCCATAGGCGATATGTCAGGCGGCGGCGACCACTCAGCAAAATACAACGATGACGGCTCGCCACGGTCAATAGATCGCAACCCCTGCTCACGCCAACGCTGCATAGCCGTACTTGCTTCAGTACCAGCCGTTGACCACGCCGACAATAGCGGTGATCGTCGGGCGCGTTGGGCTGGTAACAAACCGCCGTCAATGACAGTCGAGCCAATATCCCAAATCTCGTCGGCAACAATTAGATCGCAACTCATACCGTGACCGACACTTGAGTTGGCTGCACGGATAAACCACTTTGACCCGTCGGGCATGGTGACTTGGTTGCGACCGTACGACCGCATAAGTTTTGCACCAAACCGCAACTCGAGAATGTCAGCCAACTTGTCGTACAACATGACCGCCAAGTCAAGACGGTGCGCGGTAGATAATACGGTTTGCGGTGTGCCCCGGTGCTTAGGCATCTCGGTCAGCCACCAACCGACCAGCGCCGTCAATGCAACGGTCTTACCGTTCTGACGCGCCGTAGAAACCATTGACATACGATGCAAAAAATCCCCGTCGCTATCAAACAACAACTGACCGTCGAGCACACGCTGTTGCCACGGCATCAACTCAATGCCCAAATGCTGTAAAGCCCAGCCCCCCACCTCAGCCCCAAACGAACCAGCCGCGTCAGGCCACATTGTTTCTAGTCGAGGCTGATCTCGGCCAGTTACCGCCAGTTCAGGCTGATTAAGGTCATCTGAGATAATCCTGAGTTGGGTCGGGGTGATTTCTTTTTTTTCAATAAAAAAACGTTTTGGTTTTGTTTCGTGTATGCCGTTTTGTCGCATGGCTTCGGCTCGAATTGTTTGTCGTAGTTCGTTTCGTTGTGACACGTAACGGTGACCGAGAACGTTATTGCACTTGGCGCAAATGCCTCTTAAGTTTGACAGCTCATGGCCACCGCCTGCGTCTATTGGGATTATGTGATCGACTTGTGTGCTGGGCTGCCGGTTGCAAACTGTACACGTGGGTTGTTCTCGTAATATGACCCCCCTGTTTTTGGTGTACTCGTAGTCGTGGTGGCTGGTCATGCTCACGCCCTCGCGTTGCTCGGTTGTGCTAGCGCGCGCTGTCGCGCTTGCTGATGTTTGTTAACGCTAACCATGTTGTCAACTTTATGTTTGCAGTTTGTTTTTGTTATGTCAATCGTTGTTGTTGTGATGAAAGCCTAATGCGCTAAGCCCCCCGTCGTCTGCCTCACTCGACACCCTAACTCTTTAACGCAATTTGCCTGACCACGTGTTACCACGTGCGTCATCTACCCACGTTGCCGTGTGTTACCAACCGCGCTGCAAAACGCTTAGGTCATGCCCGTAATCTATTTTTGTTTTCTGTTATCCCACCAAATACGGTGTGCAACATCTTCAACTGCCCAACGCAAATATTTGTCTGCCTCGATCTCTTTTGCGTTTGGCGTCGCGATCTGTTTACGCATGATCTGACAATCTAATAAAACCCTCAGCAACTCTGCGTCACTCATTTTTTAGCCTGTTTTTCCGTGTGTTCTTTCAGCAGTTGTCGATTGTTACGCAACGCCTCTTGCGCGTCGGCGTACAAACTTGGGTAAAACGTTTTAATTTTTGCTAGGTCTTTAACGACCAAACTAAGTATGTGATGTTCTTTCATCAAATGTTTTAATAGTGCGCTCATTTTGGTTCGCTCGCTTTCAATGCGTCAATGACTTTGCTGATATCGCGTTTGGTCAACTCGCCCGACGTTTGCACCTCACGGCCCAATGTTGCGCTGATAAACGTTTTAAGATCGTCGCCTTTAAGACCCTGACCGTTAGCCAACGCCCGCATCATGCCCATTTGTTTAGGTGACGCATATTCACGTTGCGGTTCGTCAGGGAACGGCACTTCGACATCGTGCATCGGTACGACAGGCGCAAGCCGTGCGGGTGCTTGGCGCTGCTGCGCTGTCTCAACCTCATCACGCGACGCAAGCGACTTGTTAGCCCCAATTCCTGCATAAGCAAGCGCACGGCCAATGCAATGTGTAAACGCATTTTCGTTTTCACTCAATTTGGTATAAGGGGTTCGACCGGGGTACGGCTCACAACATGTAGCGATAACTGGTATTGGGTCGTCAGGCGTACGCCAAATTGTTACGGTCGCTCGAATAAAACAAGACTTGTCAGGCATCTCTATAACTTCGCGCGCTGTTTCTTGTATCCGTAACTCAGGCCATCGCTTAAATGCCATTTGTAAACGTGTTGCCACGTCAACGTAATTGTCCATTGCAAAACTCATAGCGATTGCCATATTGTTAAGCGTTGCGCGTGATCGTGTTCGCCGCCACGCTCAGCGTAAGCAATCTCACCCGTATTACGAATAACGCCCTGACGTTGGGCAACCAGTAATCGAGCCGTCATGCCTTTAGTAACCGGGAATGACGCGCCTAACTCGTACCAAACTTGGTCGGCTGTAAAGCGTGGCAACATACGTGCCATTTTGCGTATCGCCGCGTCAACGCGATTTTGTTGCTCGGGTGTCCATTTGGCGTTTGCGCTGGCTTGGCTTTCGGCCATTGCGATACGCATACGGTTTTTGTCGTGTTTAGTTAGCACGATGCACCATGTTTTCTAAACGCTGTATCTCTACTTCGTTTTCGTTCAAACGCAATTGCTTAATACCAATCTCGATGTCGCGTTCTTTGACGCGCTCGTGCAGATCGTTGATGATGCTCAACAAATATTTGATCTCGATGCGCGTCTGGTTTAAGACGTCAATTAACTCGCCGTCGTCTAAAACGTTGCGATCGTCAATCTCGTGCTGGATTTTGCGTAACGTGCTACGCGCCGCCAACTCCCACGGGTTATATATTGGCACTTTGTTTTGTGTGATGTCGTTCATCACTTGCATTAATGCTTTGAACTGTGGGTCAGTTCTCGGGTCGATGTTCTCGGTCATCTCTTGCCTTTCGTTTGTTGGTGACTGACATTATCAGGTACGTGTACGCGGTTAGCACACTTGCCAAAAACAGGTGTTTTAAAGTGACCATGCG